GACGCATCTGAAAAACTTGTGATTTTACTTGCCCCAAGGAACACAAGGGCTTTGTTACATATACTTACGTCTGTGTCGCCAGCCGCCATAAGTCTCTCCTTGAATTAGGGAAGGGGGCGCAACCGCCCCCAACCATATTAGTCTGAGTCAGTTACCACAGCGATTACTGTACCGTCTGACATATCAACAACGCCTGAAGCATTGCTGACTACAACGTGCATAGTAATTGTTCGTGTACCACCCGTAGCACCGTGAACAATAATCATGTCCCCAACTGCTAGTGTGTCTGACAAATCGTTGAAATAGCCAGAGCCATCAACGACTGTATGTGCGTCCGTTGTTGTGTAACAATACAATGCCGGGACTGTACCCTTCATTGATTGACCACCTAGTGAGGACATACCTGTTGCTGCAAATGCCATGATTATCTCTCCTTATTCTTCGCAAACAACATCAACGATGCCGTCTACGTCGATTGCACCAGCACCCATTGACAACATTGCTGTCACTAAGAAAGACGTTTTCTCAGGGATGTAGTTGATTTCAGTTTTTGGAGCGATACCAATACCAACACCAAGTGCTGAACGATGGAAAGCAAAACAAGTTCTGTCAGCAGTTGCCAACGGTAGACCACCCTCATCGCGGTCACCCACAATGTGAAACTGAAAGCCTAGCATTGTGTTAACGTTTCCGCTGACTAATGCTTGAACAGTTTGGAAGTCACTTGAAATTGCACGTTCATCACCAAGCAAACCAGACAAGTTATTAGCATGGATTACCATGTGACGGTCTGCTGCTGGAACGTTTTTAGCGTCCAAAGCTTTTTTCGCTGCTAAAATTTTACCAACGTTCAAGTTTGATGCTGCTGCTGAACCAGAGGTAACAACAGTTTTAGCAACTGTAGACCCGGCTGAAGCGGCGTTAAGTGCATCAATAATGATTTGGTCTTCGCGGCGTCCGATAGCGTTACCTACGACTTGCGCTAATTCTTGACGCTCATCGAAGTTAACTTTTTGCTGATTAAATATATCAGAATATTCAGCAGCAACAAAGTCTTGCATACTAACGGAGACTTGTGAAAAGGCTGCGTTAATCGGTGTGACGTCAGTTTGTGGAACGCGAACCGACGCAGTTCCTTTGCCGACTTTCGGGAATTTTACGGTGTCTCCCGTTACACCATTTCGGGTACGTGCAGCACCACGGAGAACAGCAGCGCCTTGATACGCTTGATGAACTTCCGCTTCAAATAGTTGCACGAACGCTGGACTGAGGTTCGTAGACATAATTTATAGCTCCTATATTGAACCAGTTAAATTTGTCGCCTTGATAGGTTGTCGGGAGTTCCGGCCTCTGGCTTCGTGGGATACGTCCACGCCCGTTAGATTTCTCTAAACCAGACAGGCCATAAGGTTATCTGTCACCGATAGGATATACTACAAGCTGTAGCTTGTAAACATATTAGATGCTAGGTGTAGTATTTGCACATACAAAAAGCCCCCGCCGGGAAGACTGAGCGGGGGCTAGTGTTAGGAGAGAGCAGTGAAAACTCCTAATTTACGACTACAGGCTAGCCGTATCTTCTTTGGTATTCCAACTCAACATCTCTAGTAAATTTTGCGTCAGAACCATATCGGGAATCAGCCATTTTAGACCGCATTGAAGCTTTGAAATCTTCTTCGCTTACACCCGCCTCAGTAACTTCTGCGATAGGGATTTTTGACATATCTCCCGTTAAGGAGCGTACTTTTTGCATAAGACGTTGCCCTACCGCAGTGCCGCCCCAATAGTTTAATTCTTGCCGTTCAGCATCAGATATAATGCCTTTTCTCTCCAAGCCGTCAGCCCAATTAATATTGGATTTAAGTATAGCATCTGCATTTGGTCCTAATGCCTCACGTTCTTTAGCTACATCCATTTGAGTTTGATTAGCTTCTTCACCCGCCATACCCGTAATGCTAGACGCAAGCTCATCAAAAGCCGCTTGATTAACCCCATATTTTTGCGCCCAATCTAAATAGGTTGATACGACCGGGTCATTAGCCTCGTAGCCAGCTTCCGTTAAAACTTCAGTGTTGTACTCGCTAGGGGGCTTATGTTTGCCTTGACTAAATTGCTTCTGAAGCTCGTTATAACTTTTTGTAAACTTCTCTAGGTCTGGCCCTTCTTTTTCGTCCCAGAACTTTTCAGGAAACCAATCTGGTCTGTCGTATACTTCAGGCTCTTCAGGCTCTTCCGTAGGCTCCGCATCTGCTTTATGCTCAATGGTTTCACCTTCTTCTACCGCTTGTTCTTCTTCTAAAGCTGTTGCGGCCATTAAACCGTCAGGGGCTGCGACTTCTTCAGTTGTCCCTTCGGCTTCTTGGTTATCACTTTGGCTCATTTGCTCGTTTCATCCTTTGCTGTATTTCTCTAACGATTGAGTTTTGTCCCTCTCTGGCGTAACCAAAAGAAGGGTCTGCACCCGGAACCCACGCTGGTTGATCTATCGTTATTGCCTGAAGATGTTCTAAAACTTTTTTACCAGCTTCAGAGTCAAAGCATCTTTTAAACAAAATATCTAAATCCCGTTGTGAATTACTTGGCATTTCTAAATGCGTTACTGTGGCGTCTACGCCATCCCAGCCGGGAGCGTTAATGCTTTGAATACGTTGTGCTTGGCTCATTGCATTTGCTCCCCTTCAGGTGGCAACACGCCTTGTTGCTGTGCCGCCATTTGTGCCATCTGCATCATTTCTTCTTGCATTTGCTGACGCTCTTGCGGCGTTGTTCTTAGATCAGCGGGTATACCTAATTGATCAGCTATGTAATCACCAACCCTATCCATCTTTAATAACGTCTGACCTTGTGGACCCATCATTTGCGAAATCTGCATGAACTGCATAACCTCACCAAGCTTGTCGGCATTATTTGCCATAGCCAAAGGTGACTGAGGAATAACGCTTACTTGTAGCCCGTTGACCTTTAGCGGTAGCTCTATCATGCCCATCTCATCCATAAGCTCTAGGCTACGTCGAACGATTGGAAACATTGTTTCACTTATCAATCGACCAAAGGCACTACCTAAATTTTGGGATAGCTCCTTCATCCTTTCGACGATTTCTGTAGCTGAACGAGCCGACATATTGTCAGGCGGTAAGCTTTCATCGAGCAAGGTTTTCTTAATGTTTACCCGTAGATCATTGCTAACGATTTGCGTAAGGTTGGCGTCCCCGCTACGAGGAAGGGGTTGCAAGGAAGGACCACGGGGACCGCCATTAGAGGAAACGCCTATGACTGCACCGGGTACGATAGAAATGGTCTGGGGATTTAGAACACCATCGTCAACAGCGGTGAAGACGCCACCAATACTTATACTTGCATTTTTAAGAGTTAATTCAACAACCTTATTCAATGTCTTAATGTCGGGTAGTGCATATAGCACCGGGCCACGACCATACCGTTCGTTACTAGCTTTCATGTATCGAGAGATAACCCACGGAAAAGACTTGAGGTCACGGTGTACAAGCTTAAAGTCTTCTTCTGCTGTAACCAAGCAATAGTATATTTGGTTATCTATCGTGTAGGTTGCCTCAATCATTTCCAACGGTTTTGTCGGATCATCTTCGTATTTCTTTACAATGTGGTCAGGAATATTTGCGTCAGGCCATTCCCGTGTAATAACATTAAAGGGCCGTTTTATTTTACGATAAACCGTATCTACAGTACCGTTCGGCCCTTCTTCAAAGCAAACATGATAGGACGGTACAGCCGTATAACGAATAGGAGTTATTTCATCTCCCGGTTGTATCAACATAACCGCTGTGCCAACCGCAAGGTCTAGCAAAAACTCACCCATCGCTAGGTCAAAACCCGACTGAGCCATAACGCCAAACATTTTTTTCGTATAAAAATCTAATGCTTGTTGAGCTTCTATCTTGTTTTCTTCAGGTATCTCTTGACCCGGCTGCAACCGACACCACGGACGTTGTGGTGGAAAAAGGGAGGACTGTATTCGATTAGCAAACCGGGCCGTTGAGTGTATTGCCGTACTGTCAAACACCCTTTTCATTTTATTTTGACCGGGAACATTACCCTCGTAATAACCGTCGTACAGGTTACGCATAGGCAAAGCATACTCATAAGCTTCTTCGTATATAGACCGCCATTGATCCTTATGCGTTTCCGCTGTTTTGTAGCGTTTTTTGATTTGTTTTACATCTAATACCATTAGCTTTGTTTATGCCTCTGTGCAAAATTTCTAGCAGCTTGTTCACTGCCAAAGCCCCAAGCTTTTAGAGCCAGAGCTTTTTTAGTGGGACGGCCTTTATCGTCTTTCATTGGCCCTCGCATCCCGGCAAACCGAGCCGCGAATGAAACCCTACGTCCCGTTGTTCCTGTTTTCTCAGGACTTCTTGTCATTCTTTTTGCCGTACTTAGTCGCCATCTTTTTCCGAAGACTGTTCGTCTTGCTGTTCATTTTGCTGCTCAATGGCTTCTTGCCTTTTTTTTGACCGTACATCGTGGATCTCCGTATGTTTTGGATTGCGGATATATTTTTTCATTAGCCTGACCGTGGGTTACGACCTAATGTGCTTTGAAGCTGTTCGACCTCACGGCCCGGAGTTCCTACCGTTACACCTTCAGCCATCAAACCTTTTCGACCACCACGCCGCCGGGACTGAGCTTTAGCCGCTAATTTCTTACCAGCATCAACGCGCTCTTGCTCTGCCGCAACTTCTTGCTCCCTAAGATTTTCTTCAATCTTAGGATCTGGCTCCGGAGCTTTAGGTTTTTTAAAAAGACCGCCCATTAGAATAACCTCGAATAAATTTTATAATCTTTGCCATCAGGACCATACCGCCGCATGGTTCCTTCGAAGTCAAAGTAACACCTTTCGGCCCATTTGACTGCTGGAACGTTGTCAGAATGAATTGTGAACTGTAGCCTTTTTATTCCTAATTCATTCGCAGCTAACTCAAAAAACTGCAAAGCAGTGCGGTGAAATGACAACGTCTTTCGGCCTATGTGTTTGCTAGGAATAAGCCAAGCTTCCGCGCAGCCTTTCCAATATTCGTAAACCCCAAACATGGCATAGACTTTGCCCTCACCAATCCCGGTATAGGCGACCCCGGCGTGGGCATATTGGCTAAGAATAGAAAGATAATCGTCGTGATGACTAGCTAGATCCTCATCAAATTTATTTAAATCGCACATCAGGTAGTGCGCCGGGGACCAATCAACGAGCTTATGCCGAGGATAATCCAACGGCATGACCCGGTTAAGTTCCTCAGTCGAAAACATTAAACTCTAAAACCTTCGCTTGCGTGGTCGCCACACCGCTGCGAGTAGGGGACTTAGTCATAATCCTATGCTCAGAACCTAGTAAACAATAACCCGCCGCATCGCCAACGTGGGAATGTTCGTTTTTATTCGGCGTATCTCTAAACCGTTCTTGACCCGCACCAATCGCCACACGCTTGAAGTGATAACCACCCGCTAAAGCTTTGCGTAAACGATTACACTTACGACTGATTAAAAAACCGGGCTTGCTATCTATCAACCTTCCCATCGGTATCGCCAAAGCTTCACGCCGGGTTCTAAACTCGTTGGTCGCCGTAGGTCGAGCCAACAACCCCAAAGTTTTGAGATGGTCAAACGCCGTTGTTTCAAATATCTGGTCACGCTGCATACCCGCTGGGTCACCCCAAATCATCATTTCAAAGCCGGGAAACCTAGACTCCAACTCACTCTTGAGCATCTCAGCAAACCTGTTTAGCCCCATGTCAAACGTGACCAACTCATGCAAAACGTGCCACCGACCATTACGCATTTTCTGAGCAAAGATAGCCGCCGGGGTCAAGCCAAAGTCCAAGCCTACATGAACAGGTAACTCCGGGTCAGCCTCTAAGTCTTCAGCCA